TATAACTTCATTCAATTGTCCTGCGGCACTAGTGCTTTGATTGAAGTTGGCTAAAGCAGCATCAGTCTGCTGAACCATCATTACTGTGCTTTCAACAATTTTTGAAGCAACAGAAGCCAAAACATTTGTGACAGTCAGGGTTTCACCCATTCTGTCCAACATATCTGAACCAACATCTGCCAAAGACTGTCCAAAGCTTTTACCTGCATTTACACTTTTCTGTAATTCGCCAACGACACCTGACTGTTGTTTTTTTATGCCAAAAGTTGTTGCAAGTAAATCCTCTGCGACATCCCCAGCACTATCTCTTAGCTCATTCTCAACTTCTAATTGAGCGATGACAGCATCATTTGCTACTACTTGCTCTGTTAGAGCCTTGATTTGGTCTTGTTGGGCAGGAGAGAGACTTCCTTGTTGCCTACGAATTTCTTTGAGTTGCTCAATTTGATCTTCTAACAATTCATTTTGGGTTTCAAGGTCAATCTGTGCTTGCCTATTATTGTCCAAATCTTGTTCTCTTAGCGATCTTACTTCTCGTTGAGCATCGCCAATTTGTTTTTGCAGCTTGTTAATTGCTTCTAATCTTTTTTTATCGGCTTCATTAAGCGCACCAATCGCCTGAAGCTGTGTTTTTTGAGCTTCAAGCAAATCATTCATTTCTCTGAGTTGTTCTGGTGTTAAATCTGCCAAGTCCTAATCTCCAATAAGATTATTTGAACGGCCACTTTATTCCAGTGGTCCTCTCAAATTGAGATACGGCATTTTGGAGTGTTGATTTTGATCTATATGTTCTAGGATCTCTAAGCCCATACTTATTATAAGCTTCAATATATCTTTTTTCTCTTTGTAGAGCGTTTGCAAATGCTTTTATTTCAGTATCTGTTCCCCTAACTGTAACATTCGGTGGTATAATATCTCCACCAAACATAGATTTGAGAATCATTTTGATTGCTCCACCAAACATAGCAAGCCAACTTTCGTTTACTTCTTCACGACGATTTATACCTAAATCAATTTCAATGGAAACAATATCCTGCTCTTCACTCATCTACTCATCCTCCAAAGAATGCACAAACTCTATATAAATAGTAAACATCAAAAAATAAGATGAGTTTGTGTTTTATCTTCTCTTTGCTTTTTGTTGAGATTGCTGTGCAGCGTCTCTTTCTGCTTCAAGTTGTTCACCAAGCTTTGCAATAAACCAATGGCGAATCTTTACAGGTAAATTGTAGGCTTCAATAAAACTCCATCCACCATAGTACTTTAAGTAGAAGAATTGCTCATAAACCTTTTCAATGTGTTGATCACTTAGGCCAAAAAAAGTCAGAGGTAAACGGTACCTCCATTTCTTGCTCATAGCCGCAAGACTGGCATTCGTAATCGTGTTTTAGATCAACGTTTGGCATTTTCTTTGAGTATACATCCCTGAGATAACGAGCATCTGATGCTGGAAGAGACTTGATAAATGCATTTATCAGCATTTGATCTTCTTGCCCCTCAACTGAAACAATTGCCATTCTAAGCTGGTCTGAAAGAGTTGACTCTGGTTGGTTGTTCTTTTTCTTTGCTTCAGTAAGCTTGACCAAGTTTTTCTCAGCCACACCATCAAGGAGTTTCATTTTTACAGAGATATTCCCTCTAGGTGTTGTTGCAACAAAAGTACCATCGCCATTATCATCAACCCCCTCAACTTGTTCAGTATCTTTGATGATTCCGCCGTCCAAATCAAACTCAACTTTTGAAGACTCTCCGCAAGATGGGCAAGCAATTTTTGTTTGATAAGAAGCACCATATCCAGTCACTCTTGCTGCTACAATGATTGCGTTCTTGTCTCCGGTCAAAAGAGAGTTGATGTTGACAGATTTGTCAACAATTATGTTTTGTAACAATCTATCAATTGCGATTCCTTTTTTAAGCAAAGACTTTGACGTAAGAATGTCTTCATCTTTTGCTGTCATAAAACGAATCTCAATTGAGTCCTTTCCTTTGAGTGGGTGATTCTCTGGGTAATACAATCCCTTAGAAGGTAAGTCCACAAATTCTGTTGGAGTTGAAAATGAAAGCGGTGTTACTGGTTGGCTTTCTTCTTGTGCTAAATCTTGGATAGGGGCATCACCTTGAACTTTGGTAGCCCCAAATCTTTCTTCATTGTTTCGTATTGACATTCTAACCTCTTAGTTTCGTTTCGTGTATATTATATATTATGCTAAAAAGTTTGTAAACTCTGCATAGTCGTATCTGATTGTGGTTGAGAGTTCAAGCATATTTTCTCCACCGTAGTCGTAGTCACCCCAAGAGATGTTAGTGAAGAAAGCGTTGTAAAGCTGCCATTGTGCAATTGCACCAAGAGTTGTATCTCCCGGACCACTTTCAGGTCCAAGCTGCTGGATTCTAACAGACCCTACACCGACAGATGTTGCTGCATATTTGGTGAAACCTGCAAGAGAAGCAGCATCTGTTGTTGGGCTTTGGTAACCAGACTTCAAAAGCTTTTCATATAAGTTGTCTGATTGGTCATCTGGTCCTGAAGGATCAACAAAGGAAATGTCAATTGGATCCCATTCTGCCCTTCCGGGATAGTAAAAAGTGTGGTTCAAAAACTTGTGTGGTGTTTCTGAAATTTTTACTGTTGGATTTTTTACTTTTGTAACAACGTATGATTTGTCACCGCCAAGTAAAACTCTGAATCTATATTGTCTTTTAGGCTCTAATCTTGCATCTGACCAAAAACTAGGCATTGTTAGCCCTCCCTTATATTTCTCTATACTATAAATAGTGAAAGGGCACTTTTATGCCCTTTCGTTTTTTATTAATCCTCAAATGAAGCACCGCTGTTTGTGATATTGAAATCAATTGCGATGTATTCAATTGCCTTAGTTGGCTTCAAGAAGATCTTTGCATAAACAATGTTTCTATCAATCAACTCAGGAGTTGTGGTTGTTTTGTCAAGGACAACTTTGAAATCATCCAAACCAAATCTTGCTTTTACAGAAGCCAAGAAAGGCTCAACCATTGAAGTAAATCCATTCCAAGTTTCCTCTACGTTTGGTTGGAAGAGAACTTGTCCTGCCATTCTAGAGATTTCTTTCTTCACATAGTTCATCAATCTTCTCACATTGATTCTGTCCAAAGCAGAAGGTGTGATTTGAAGGGTCTTTTGACCGAACACCACAATGCCTTCATTTGGGAAGTTTGCAATTGGGTTGATGTTTGCATCATAAAGACTATCTCTTTCTTTAGAAGTCAATCTCTCGGTTGTAGCAAGAACTGGAAGCCCTGAAGCTCCTTGAGACAATCCACCTCTATTGAATCCTGCTGGTGCAAACCAAAGCTCATCTCTTCTTTCTGTGTTGGCGAAAACACCAAGTGCAACAACTGATGGTGGAACCCACAACTGAGCACCTTTTTCTGGGTCTCTAATCTGAACCCAAGGATAGTAAGCACAACCATAGCTAGAGTTGACTTGAAGTGCTTGTATGTTTGTTACAACAGTTTCCAAATCACCTTTTCTGTCTTGCTCTGAACCGTTTGCTTCAGTGTTTGGTTGGTACCCACCTTTGAGGTCAACGATAGCCAAAGCATCTGATCTGTTTTCACAAGTTGTAATCATTCTTGTCACCAAGCCTTGATTTGTAAGTCCCGGCATTGTAATCATATTGGTGTCTACAACTTCTGGGTCTGCCACAGAATCAATCGCTCTTCTGATAGAGTGAACAGCATAGTTAGTAGCTGAAGTATCTCCGGTATTTATCGCACTGTTTCTGAATGGCTCCATTTCTTTTACATTAAGACCATCGTTACCACCGTAGAGTGGAAGTGTAAATGAGTCAAAACCTTTTCTAAGCATTGCACCAAATGATGCAGTACCTCTGTAGGAGGTTCCGGCTGCTCTGTTTCCGCTTGCCCAGTACATTGTTGCTGGGGTGGAATCTACACTGTTGGATCCGACAGATCCAGAAAGGTCATCAAGTGTAAACTCAAATGTTCTTGTAAGAGCGATAGACCCGGTACCAGTAGCGGAAAACTGTGCGTCATAAAGTCCATCGCAAAGAGATCTAGCAAAATCAAGATTTTGTCTACTGTAAAGAGTGCTAGATTTGCCTTTGTTTGAATCATAACCAAAGTAAGCTCTGGTTGCAGAAGGTGCAGAAGTTGAGTCTACTCTTGGCAAATGTCCCGGATGGATAAATGATGCTGACCAAGCAGAAGCGATATCAAATCCAAAGCTTGTTACACCACTATTCGCCTTTACTGGTACGGTTGTGGCGGTTGCGCCACCGGCCTCAGTCTTTACTCCGACAGTCCCACTAGCAATCCCAATACCTGCCCACTTTTGTGGTCCTCTGAAACCTGCTGGCAAAAGTCCCGCTGGGGTTAACCCTGCGTCTACGTCTACATCCATTACAACACGAATATAAGACGAGCGATTGATGAACTTTCCATATTCTCTATAGCGTCCTTCAGAATCATCCCAAACAAGGTATTTATCACCGATTTTCTTTGCAATATAATCTTCTGATTGTGGATTCAAATTACAATTTGAATATCTTTCAACAAATCTTACAGCACTATCACTGTCTCCCGCTCTTCTAATAACAACTGAGAAAGTTCCGTATGGATTGTCATCGGAAACAGATTCACGAATATCTTCAATGGAGATTTTGAAATTTTGCCCTTCCCAAAGACCTGCGTTGACTGTAACAAACTTGAACAAGTTTGGCGTTCTTGATGCGCTGATACCGAAAGATGCAGTATCATTACTCATATCTTGTGAGAATACATAATCAGTTTCTGCTGATCTAAATGGCTTTCTGTGATCTTTTTGGTTGTTGGCTCCACTGGCACCTTCTGATTGCAATAGCAAAGTCAAACCATAGTAAGACCCAGCACCAAGAGAAGATCCAGTTACATCGTGTCCGGCATCCACATTCCCAAGCCAGTTTTCATAAGTTTCACCAAGCCAATAAGAAGCTGAAAGTGAAGTAGAACCAATAGACCCGTTTGTCAAGGTTGGGTTTGTATTAAAAACTTTTCTAATAAACTTATCACTAGCTTCATTGAAGTTGAATTCTGTTGTATAAGCAACAGAACTATTTGTGACGATTTGAGCTTTGAAGCCATAATCAGTTCCAATATTCTTGACAAGAGTTCCAACTGAGCTTGTTTGTGCGTTATTGGGGGATGATCCAGTCAGCCTCACAGATGTTCCTGCTTCGCAATACCAAATTGCAGCAAGCGTACCAGTTGAACGGGTAGCAGTTGGAGTGATATACAAACCATAAGCAGTTGTTGCCTGCCAACCCGCTTTACCATCGGCGGAGGCGTTTGGATCTTCTGCTCCAAGAAGACGAACAACATTTACAGGTGAGCTATTTTTCAAGTAAGCTTGGGCTGCATAAGCAGCGTAAGTTGGAGCAGTATAGTTACCATTTCTCCAAACATCTCTTGTATCACCTCCGGGAATTGCTTCTCCAAAGATGTTTACAAACTCCGAATAAGATTCAATTCTTACTGGAGTAAATGAAGGTCCTCTTTCTGTTCTACCAATGACTGTAGGTCCAATGGCAGTGCTTGTATCTGTTCTTCCAGAATTATCAATTTCGTTGATAAAGACTCCGGGGGATACGAACTTGAATTGCTTAACTGACATATTGTTGATCTCCTTATTACAATAAGTGTATTAGTATATAATAATTTCTCTTATAATTAGTGTGCTAAACTACGAAAACTCCATACGATTCATTTTTATTTACTTACTTGTATGGGTCTTCTTCAGGTAAGGCTGGATTCCAACCAGACGGATATTTTCCAACACCGGGATTTGTTGTTCTATCTGTAAGGTGTCCTTTAGCTGCTTCTAAATCTGCTTCAGATATGTTTTGTGGTATATCTCCAAAGATAGCTTCTTCTCTCGTAAAAGCAATATCAACGAAGCTTTCTCTAAAAGATACCTTTGGTCCTTCTTGGTTATCGCCAGACCCCAAGATATAACCAAGAACGTTAATGTCAAACGATGTTTCTATTGTTCTTTCATCTGCGCCCATTGACGATAAATTGCTTTGTGGTGTAAAACTCTCTTGCAAGAAAGCTTCATATCTATGACCGTCTTTTGAAATTGTAAAATAGTTGATTCCTCCGCCTTTATTTATAAAAGGAAGGAGGGCTTGATTCATTTGTTGAATGTATTGTGTTCTTACTGTTATCTTGTATGTAAGATACAAATAAACAGGCATTGGGATATAAGCATATTCATAAACCGTCTTTGATGGTGGCTTTGGATAATTGATCTGTCCAAATCTTCTTTTTGTTATTGCACCTTCAAAATTTGATGTCTTATCTTGCACAATTCTTTTCGCA